TCTTTATATGACGGCGGTTTGTGTGGTATACGCTAACATACACACAAACGTAGGGAATACTATCCCTTCATTTAGCCTTGTAAATTTGTTTTAAACAGCAAAATCAGTTTATGGAAGGCATATCCGATCATCGTCCTGTTAAGGATAGTTGCTGAGTACTCTTGGCGGCTAGAGTTTTCCGTCCGGGCGTAATTAAACCCCTTGTCATGGGCACAGGATTTTAGCTAGTGCTTGCTTAATACCGCTTGTGAGCCTAAGATTTTAATATATGTGAGCCGTGTACACGCACAGAAATCTGTCCGTTATACCACTCGTCTGATTCTAACACTTTATTGAGGAATTGTTCTCTGGCCTCGATATAAGAGCATTGCGCCTTTGATGTACAGTAGTATAAAATTTCACGTTTGAAATTTTCTTTGCCTAAGAGTTCTATATCTTTAGATAAGTTAGGGCTGCTACCATAGTAGTCACGCCAATCACTATCAATTTTGCTTCTGATTTTCTTCTTTTTCTTGGAGCCATTCTTTAACTTAACAACTTTGTAAGTTGTTTTAGCGAATTTTGCAAGTTTTTTGCCTATGTACTTTTTGCCAGAGATTGTATTGGTTATCAAATATACGAAGCCTACGCAGTCTTCAGGTAGTTCTTCTATTTGTGTATCTTGATAAGTCCAATGCATCCATTATGTATCGGATGCTGGTGGCGTGCCTTGTTGTTTTTGGATTTGTTTCTTTTCTGCTTTAATTTGATCCAGTTCATGACGCCATTCTTGTATATGAATGCGTCTCAAACTGCATATTCGCCTAATTTCGCTGAGCCAGTATCTAGTTGCAATACCGCTACGCCGCGTGCCTTTAGAAATCCATTTCTGGTTTTCTCTAAAATAATTGTTGAAAGCGGTCATGAGCTGACTATGCAACTCTTCATCACGTTTCACTTTTTAGCCTTTTTAATAATGTCTATTGTTACATCATTGATTTTTGAATCTTGAATAGACCTAATATGCAAGCGTTCTGCACAGTTTCTGATATCGTCATACAATGCTAAATCGCCTGTTTCTTCCAAGGTTAACTTTGCAACTTCGTGCAAGACAATAACAGCATCTATAAGCGCCATGTTTCTCATTCAGTTACCTCTAAGTCATTAGCATAACTGGTGTATCCATTTTCTTTAATGACTCTTAGCACATTGTTAACTCGCCCAATTAGTTCGTCTTTGTGGCTAATCAAATAAATGTTTTTATTGCGTTCTCTGGCCATCTTTTTCAGCACTGCCAGCGCACCTTCAACACCCGATGCATCTAGTCCGTTGTCAATCAACTCGTCGATAAACAACAAGTTGATCTGTTGATACAAACTTTCCCATACATCACGGAATGCCCACGACAACGACAAGATTAAACGATTACGCTCACCGCGCGATAAGTTGTCAAAGTCTAAATCTTGACCAAGTTGTGTAATTTCTACAGATAGGTCATTTTGAAATAGCACAGTATGCGGCAATCCCATCTTATCAAGATAGTAAGTGAGTCTATTATTCAAATATGCCAAATTTTGATCAATAATTTTCTTACGTATAAAGCTATCCTTGCTGGTTAACAATTTTAACAGGAAATCTTGATGATCTCTAATACTTGAGAGCTCGTTTACATGATCCCAACTTACTTCTTGTATAGCAGTATTTTTTAATTCGTCAATTTGTTCTTGGTAAGGGTCAATTTCGTCAGCCCGTTTAACTAGCTGATCTTCTAATGTAGTTAGGTTGTTCTGATGTTTAAGTGCTTGCTCAACCGAATCGTAATATGTATTAGGTCGTCCGTTGATTTCGCCAATGACAGCTAACTCGTCTTTAACTTTATTACAATCTGCTGTTACTTTATCAAGATACTTTTGAGCTTCTGTTATATTTTTAGTAGCAGTTGTAGTAAGTTCTTCGTGCTTATGATCGTGCAATGCTTGTTCGCAAGCATGACATGTTTTATTTGCTAGACTTTCTAGTTCTCTTGTATACTTTGCTACACTTTTTTCTGCTTGACCAATTGCAGACTCTAATGTTGCTTTTTCTTTGGTTAAACTTTTTACTTTTTGTGAAACTTCTTCATATACTTTTAATTTTGCATGTTGTTCTAACTCTTTTTCAATATCAACACTTAAAAGTTCTTGAATTGCCTTACTGATTTTATCCAAATCAGTAGTTTGTTGTGCATACCAAGCAGTCTGTCTAGTAATTAAACTGTCAATGCTAAACTGAATTTTTTCATTGGATTTTTTTGTAGCTTCTATCTCAGCACTTTCTTGTATAATTTGATCTTTAGTAATTTTTGACAATTCTTTAAGAGCTTCAGCTTTTTCACTGAGAATAGTAATGCCCAATAGCTGCTCAATAATCATGCGTTGTTCATTTGCCCGCATACTTAAGAACGGCTCTGTGTAAGTGTTTAACGCAACAATATGTTTGAACATGTCGTGACTCATGCCCAACAAATCATCTAAGTCTTTCTGAGTTTCACGCATGTCGCCTTGTGCGTCATCGCTTTCTTCGGTATCTTGTTCTTGACCGTTAACATAAAACTTGAGAATATTGGGACGACGACCACGCTCAACACGGTATTCAATACCATCTTTTTCAAAATGTAGTGTTACTAACATATTTTTAGCATTGATTTTATTAATCAAGTTGTCTTTTTTAATGTTAGTAAGTGCATTTCCGTATAAGGCAAAGCTCAGTGCATTAACAATGGTAGTTTTGCCAGTACCGTTGCGACTTCCGTTGTCGTCACCGCCTTGATCTAAGTTTTCACCTAAAACTAGTGTAAGATGCTCCTTGCCAAAATCTACGGCTTGGGTTTGATTGCCCACGCTCATGAAGTTTTTTACTGTTAAATCTTTTATCTTGATCATAGGCTATTATAAATGGCCAATAAAGTCTTGGCGCTGTAAGTGTCGCTTTCAATACTGACAAGCTGATTGCTGACAATCGTGTCAACACTCTCAAATGCTTTAATATCAATATCTGTATTAATTTCTACATCCTTTTTCTCGGCAATTAAAGTTAATTCTCTAATGTCATAATCGCCTAAGAATTTTTCTTTGATAAAACTAGCTTCTTCATAGCTAATGTCAATGTCTAGTGTAACACGAAGATGCTGTTTGGGCAAGATCAATGTGCTCGCTTCGTCGATTAATCGACTCAATGTAACTGTCCTAAATGTGGGTTGTCCTGGCCAGTTGTAATATTCCGGCTGCTTGCCCCATTCCATAATCATCATGCCACGGTCATCATCCCATGCATCTGCATAATTGTGCGGAAATGCATTACCAATATAGTGCATATTTTTACGTACTTGACGTTTATGGAAGTGTCCGCTGAATCCCAATTCGTAATTTGCAAATTGATCCAACTGTAATTCACCATGGTCTGGCATCTGTACCATTGCGTTCATAAAGAAACTGGGCAACTCAAAGTGACCAAATATATACTTGCCACCTTTTTTGCCTATCTTTTTCCATTCTTCGCCCACGAGCCACGGGCATAAAGTAACGTCGCCGATAGTAGTAGGTTCATGAACAACAGTAATACCAGGAATATATTTTCCAAACTCAACTGAGTGAATATCCCGCTTGTCTTTGTAATACAAATCATGATTACCAGGGAAAAAGTAAAATGTATCGAACGCCGCACCCAACTTTTCCAAGGCCCGCAAACTATAGTCCATAGTAGTGATGTTGAGGCTATTCCGATTGTGATGCCAATCACCCATAAAAATTCCAGTATCACAACCTTCCTCCTTTGCTTTAGCAATGTACCAGTCTACAAAATCTTCACAATCCTTATTGTGAACACTGCTATTTGACTTTAATCCAAAATGAATATCTGTAAAGCAGGCAACTTTTTTAAATAAATTACTCACTAGGCGTTCCTTCATTAAATCGTTTTTGTGCGGCAGCATGTTCACCAGCGCCAGTTCTACTGTAACTAGGATTCATTCCATTCATTTCCAACATGTCATCTCTAATATTTTGATTGCGTTTTTCAATGTTGATAATGCGTACAAAGCTATTAGTCACCGCCGCAGTAAAATAAGCAAACGGGTTATTACTTTTTGCTTCGTTAAACTGCAATCCAATTTGAGTTAACTGTAATATTGCCTGTGCTCGCATCTCGTCATTATATGTGTAACCACGTACATTGCCGCGGGTAGCATATCGTTCACATAGTTTAATGTACATGCGAGCTAATGTATTGGTAATTTGCCCGTGATCTTTGTCAAATTTACCTTTAACTAAATCACCCTTCCAATGACTTTTACCCACACATATTAGTTCGTCTTTGTCATCAAATTTCCAGTGTTGGAAAGGTGGAAAGTTAACTTTATCTCTGTGATCTGCTAGGCTTTTGGGATTCTTTTTGCGAGTACCGTTAAGGGGAACATGATCAAACGTCATAATCCTAAAGATCAAATCCGTTTTAGCAATCTTCTTATAGTCCACTTCGCAGTCGGCTTGTTTGACTTTTTCACCAGCACGTTTGCGAGTTTGATAATCCAAATCACCTATTCTTTTGGCTTGATTTCTTTTAGCTTCGGCAACCGTGCGTATGTTTATTTTGTCCAAACTAGGCAAAATAATATCGTATTGGTGATATTCAGGCTTTGCATAGCTTGAATATGTATTTTTGGACTTGTGTATTTCTTCTAGTAAGTCTTTGTTGTTTAAGTAATTTACTTTCGGTGGTGTTATTATTGTCATTAAATGGGTCCTATATAATAG